GCGCTGGCAGGCCGCGAATAAACGCCTGCCACCTTTTTCTAACTTTCATGGCCGACGAAACATCAATTTGTAATCTGGCTCTGGCCAAACTTGGCATCAGCCCGATCATGGCGCTGACCGACGACAGCAAGCAGGCCCAGTTTTGCAATCGTTTCTTCGCCCAGACCCGCGACGAAGTCCTGCAAGGGCATCGCTGGAACTTCGCCATGCGCCGCGCCGCGCTCAACAAGCTGGCCACCGCCCCGCAAAGCGAATGGGCCAGCGCCTACCAGTTGCCGGTCGATTGCCTGCGCGTCGTGCAACTCAACGGCTACGAACCCAACGAAAGGCTGGGGGAGTTCAGCGTCGAAGGCGACCAGCTTCTGACCAACGCCGAAGAGGCCAACATCCGGTATGTCGCCCGCGTGGAGGACGGATCGTTCTACCACCCGCTGTTTGTTCACGCGCTGGCCACCATGCTGGCCTCGCGCTTGGCAGGCCCACTAACCGGAAGCCGCAACATGCCGCAGGAGTTGCTGCAAGAATACGAAGCCATCACCGGCCCCAAAGCGAGAATGGCCGACGCTTTTGAGGAGCGCCTTCGGCGCAAGATGCCGTGGGTCAACAGCGACCTTGTCGCCGCCCGCTACACCAAGTTCCCGTCCAGCCAATAGGTCATGGCCAACCTATTAGTCACCGCGTTCAACGGAGGCGAACTATCGCCCTACATGGACGCCCGCACCGACGTCGCCAAATACCGCAGCGGATGCCGCACGCTGGAGAACATGGTCGTCCTGCCCTACGGAGGCGTCTACCGCCGCGCCGGAACCGAATACTTGGGCGAAGCCAAGCTATCCGACAAACGCTGCCGCTTAATCCCCTTCAACTTTTCGACGACCACGCGCTTTGTCTTGGAGTTTGGCCACCAGTATTTCCGCGTCTGGGGCAACGGCGTGCCGGTGATGAACCCGTCTTCCCCCAGCAACCCCTTGGAACTGGCCAGCCCCTACGACGAATCCCATCTGCGCGAACTGCAATACGTCCAGATCAACGACATCCTCTACATCGCCCACGCCAGCTATCCCCCCTACAAGCTGACCCGCTTGGCCGACGACAACTGGACGCTGGCCGAGGTCAACTGGCAATACCCACCGCTGGTCGATCTGGAAAACACGGTCAAGTTCACCGCGTCGGCCAACCGCGGCACCATCACGCTGACCTCCTCGCAGAACTTTTTCACCGCCTCCGACGTCGGCACCGAGATTGCCCTCAACTTCAACAAGGCGCTCAACTTCGTCGAACTGGCCATTTCGGCCAACGGATTCTCCGGCGTGATCCCCGTGTCGGCCAACGCCACATGGGACTTTCAGACGACCGGAACGTGGGACGCGACCGTGTCCATTCTCCGCAAGACGCAGGAGGAGGTGGACAAACTGCTCGCCACTTCCGCCGTCGCGGTCACGCGCTCGACGACCACGGCCACCGCGACCTTGACTGCCCACGGGTGGACGACCGGAGACACCGTGCTGGTCACCGGAGCCGCGCCCTTTGCCGGTGCCTACACGATTACCGTGACCAGCGCCGACCAGTTTACTTTCACCGTGGCCAACAGCGGAGCCGCATCAGCGACGGTGGAAATGCACAACGTCAGCCGGATGGAAACAGTGCGAAGCTACGCGGCCACCGGAAATCGCAACATCGTCTCGACCGGCACCGAGCCGCTGGAAACCGAATACGTTTTGCGCGTCACCAACTACGCCAGCAACACCAACGCCCGCATGATCTTGGAAACCCGCGACTACGTCGAGGGCGGGCGGGTCAGCATCACCGCTGTGGCCAGCGCCACTTCGGCCACCGCCACCGTGCTGGAATACCTTGGCCGGTGGAGCGGTTCGCGCCAGACGGTATCCGCCCAGCAATCGGCCTTCTGCGCCAAATACGGCTTTGCCCGCACCGTGGCCGTCCATGAGCAGCGCCTTGCTTTCGCCGGAACCAGCGGCCACCCGCAAAATGTCTGGCTTTCCGCGGTGGACGATTTTGAAAACTTCAAGATCGGAACGACTGATGACGCCGCGCTGCAATTCACCATCGCGGCCAGCGAGGGCAACCGCATCAACTGGCTTTACTCGCAGCGCAAGCTCATGCTGGGAACCTCCGGCGACGAGTGGACAATCGGATCAACGGCCAGCGACCAGCCGATCACGCCAAGCAACGTGCAGGCCCAGCGCCAGTCCGGTTACGGTTCCCGCTACATGCGGGCCGTTTTGATCAACGACGTCCTGCTTTTCGTCCAGCGCCAAGGGCGCAAGGTGCGCGAACTGGTCTACTCCTTTGAGCGCGATGCGTGGGTCGCCCCCGACATGACCGTCTTGGCCGAACATATCACCTTCAGCGACATTGCCGAGTTGAATTACACCCAGCAACCCGACGCTATCCTCTGGGCCTTGCGTGGCGACGGACAACTGGCCGCGATGACCTACGAGCGTGAACAGGAAGTGGTCGCATGGCACCGGCACACGACCGACGGCGAATTTGAGTCCGTGGCCACCATATACGGGCTGGGGGGCAACGACGATGAGGTCTGGTTTGCGGTCAAGCGCACCATCAACGGCCAGACCAAGCGTTACATTGAGCGCCTGCGCCCCGACTGGCGGGCCGCGTTCGATGCCCAGACCAAGGCTGATTGGTGGTATCTGGACTGCGCCAAACGCTACTCCGGCGCAGCCACCACCGCGATCACCGGACTGTCCCACTTGGAGGGCAAAACGGTCAGCATCTTGGCCGACGGGGCCGTGCAGCCCAGCACCGTCGTTTCCGGCGGGCAGATCGCCTTGGCCAAAGCGGCCAGCAAGGTGCTGGTGGGACTGCCTTTCACCAGCCTGCTCCAGCCCATGAAGCTCGACTACAACATGCAGGACGGGCCGACCCGCGGTCGCAAGAAGCGCCTCAACCGCGTGGAAGTGTCCCTTTTCAAATCCTTGGGCGGGGAGGCCAGCACCGACGGCAACGAGTGGCTCTGGATGTATCCGCGCAACTTCGACGACCCAATGGACGCCAGCCCGCCGCCCTTCAGCGGCGACACCGAGGTCGTCTTGGCGGGCAACTATTCCGAGGACGCCGACATTTATTTGCGCCAAACCCTGCCCTATCCGCTGACCGTCCGCGCCCTTGTCGCAAAGCTCGACGCCTTCGGAGATTGACATTAGTGTGATTTGACTAAACCCATGAGCCAAGCCGCCATCCAACTCCGCATGTTCGATCCCGCGCAAGACTATGACATGGTCTGCGCGTGGTGGACGGGCCACGGATGGAATCCGGTGCCGCAAACCTTTTTGCCCAAGCTGGGCGTCATTGCCTACTGGGCCGAGGGCGAAAAGACCGAGGACACCGCGGCGGCGTGGCTCTACATGGACAACTCGTCGCCGGTCTGCTGGCTGGAATACATGGTCAGCAACCCCGAAGCCAACGCGGGACGCGCTGTCAAAGCCCTTCGTCACTTGGATTCGTTTCTAACCGGCGAGGCCAAGGCCACCGGCTACCAAGCCATGATGACGACATGCAGGCAGGATTCGCTGGTCAAGTTCCACCAGAAGAACGGGTTCACCAAGACCGACGAGGACGTCACCCACCTCGTCAAAATTTTGAACTGATATGGCTGGAGCAACCGCAACTGTCTTGGCCGGTGTGGCCATCGCTGGAAGCCTTGCCAGCGCAGGGATGTCCTACTACGGACAGCAGCAGCAGGCCGCGTCCGCGCAGCGTCTGGCCAACTACAACTACCAAGTGCAGTTGCAGCAAATGCAGATGCAGTCGCAGATGCAGAAGATTGCCGCCGAGCAGCAATACGCCGCGGGCATGCAGAACGCCAAGATCATGGAGAACGAAGGTCTGCGCGTGGAACAGGAGGCCCGCGAACGCGCCCGCCGGATGCGCCAAGAAAACGACCGGCTTTTGGGAACCCAACGCGCCCGCTTCGGCAAGGCGGGCGTGGCCACCAGCGGTTCTCCCTTGGCCGTCATGGCCGAAAGCGCCGGACTGATGAACATGGCCGTGGGCGACGAACTCTACAAGGCCGACATGGAGCGCAGCGCATTCTACCGCAAGGCCGAGGTCGAGAAGTGGCAGGCCGGATACTCTTTGGTGGACAAAGCCGCCGCGGACTACAACGCGGCCAGCGCGTC